GAATTGGGCCAAGGTCAGGGTCTGCATAAGACGCCGATACAAACTTTGACACGTCGTCTATAGTTCTGACAGTCGGCGTCATTGACTGATACAACTTAAATTTACGCTCAAAGTTTTGGTATCTACGACCTTCAGTTTTTTCTGCTAGTTCTGCCTGTTGTGCTGCGCGGGTTGCAACGCCCTCAAACAAATCTGGCGCTTCTTGAGATACGCGAGCCAAATATTCTGGTGAGCCAATTTTTACTTTGGGGTCTGCGTGAATCCGCGCCAAAGCATTTCGTTGCTCTATGCCACGCTGATACTCTTGCGTTTTCAACGCGTTCATCTGCTGTTGCTGCCGCGCGCTTTCAAGCTGCGCAATAGCAGCCATTTGGTTTACCGGCGATTCAATTTGAATCGGGCGAAACCCCATTGCGATAGATGAATCGATCTGTGCCATAGTCGGTCTTTATCTTTAATAGTACGAGCTGGTTGCGTTATTTACGGGTACTTGTGGACGGTAAAGATCCATTAGCCGCTGATTCTGGTAGTAGTTCAACCCTTGGCCTACCGCACTAGACAAAGCGTTGGCCGTACCCATGTACCCGGACGCGCGGGCGTTACCCGCGCCAATTGCGTTAGCACTTAAAGCGCTACCCAGATTGCCGTAAGCGCCTGCCATACCTGCGCCTAGATTTCCGGCTGCGTTAGTCAGCGTATTAGTTGCGGTTTGTCCTACGCCGCCCAAGCTCTGCAACGGGTTAAGAATATTTGACCGCTCAGTCTGAAAACGATTAAACGCGTTGCCGTATTCTTGTGACGCCAAATCTTGGCCAAACTCCATAGCACCGCGCAGCTGGTTGCCCGACAACAGGCCGCCGCGTGCAGCAGCCGTGCGTTCCATCGCATCAAGACCGCGCTTTAACCTAAACCCGTACCCAGGGTCGGCTTGATATTGCGCCATCGTAAAAGGCTGCGTACCGTAACCATAGCCAGGCTGGTCAGTACGTCCGCTAATTCCAAGCAAATCGGCCAGTCGATTTTGTGCAGCTAGGCCAGTCTCACGAAACGGCTCTTGCAGCGCAACCTGCCGGTTGAACATGCGCTCTTGCGCTTCAATACTCGCTTGTGTAGTTTCCCGCGACGCTTGCGACGCGGTTTCAGCGGCTTGTTGTTGCGCTTTAGACGCGCTGCGTGATGCGCTTGACCCAACAAGAGCGGCGCCTACGGTTGCTGCTGCTATCCATCCAGCCATAATACTTCCCCTTCAATTTCATTTGTCAGCGCTAGTCGTTTGCGCGCGTCACCTAGCCCACATTCCGGCACAACGTAAAGCCTATCTTCTAACGTCTCTATATCTTGGCAATCATCTGGGTTTTCATACACATCAACCCACACCACTTCATCTTCAAACACGCGGCCTGCGCGTTGCTCACCTGCTTTTGCATCAAACTCACATGGCGCTGTTAACACAACTACTTCCGTATCACGGTTCACCGCAATCGTGCCTTTTTCCAGCCGCACGCGGTAATCTGTTTTGTGTGCTGCGCCTGTTAATACAGTCCAAGGGGGTACAGTAATTTTTCGCTCATACACACCCGGCAAAAACGTGTGCGTTGTCACAATATCGGTTTGCGGCATTTCAAGAAGCGCGTCTTGCAACGCAACAACCTTTTGCCGCATCAATTCTGGCGTAACTACCGCCGTACTGTCGGGGTTAAATATTTCAACCGCGTTCACACCACCACCCATCGAGAACCATTAGACACTGTTACCGTAATGCCGTTTGATACCGATATAACGCCTGCCGACATACCCGACGATCCTGCTGGAATAGTGTAGCTGGTAGCTATTGTCAGGCTGTTAACAAAAATGCCGTTAGACGCTACGACATGCGAGGATGTTAATTCACCTGTGCTGGGTTTGTACAGCAGTTTTGCGTTGCCGGTATAGATGGTCGACATCGTGCCGGTGGTCGCGGCAGCAAACGTCGGATACAGGTTCGTTGACGTCGTTGTGTCGTTAGAAATGTTGATGCTAGCGCCACCCGTTGCCCACTTCATGCCAGTGGCTTGCGTGGAGTCTGCCGTCAAAACAAACGTGTCGGTGCCAATCGGCAGACGCACATTGTCCGTGCCGTCATACGCAATCAAATCACCCTTGGTGGTGGTCGGCGACAAGGCGTCAAACGCAGCCACTTGGCTGGTCTGGCCTGTACCGCCGTTGGCAATGGCTACGGTGCCGGTGACGTTACTGGCCGTGCCTGTGGTGTTCTGGTTTAGCGTTGGTACGTCAGCTGCCTGAATGGCCGCCATAACGACGTTGGTGCCGTTACCACGCAGATACTGGCCAGATGTGACCGCCCCAGCAAACGCATTCATGGCTGTCTGAACCGTTGTCTGCCCCGACCCGCCGTTAACGATTGGCAACGTGCCGGTTACTTGGGTGGCCAAATCAACGCCGGTTAGCGCGCCGCCTAGTGTCAGGCTGCCGCTAGACGTCACCGTGCCCGACAAACTAATGCCGTTGACCGTACCGGTGCCGGAGACGCTGGTAACTGTACCGGCGTACTGATCGTTCGACGTAATGGTGAAGTTAGGGTAGGTGCCAGAGATGCTGGTTGTGCCCGCCCCGGTCAACGCCACTATCTGGTCAGGCGCGGTGTTAGTGACCGTAAAACTAGGGTAAGTGCCCGACGTGCTAATGCCTGTACCGGCAGCTAACGATACAACCTGGTCTGGTGCTGTATTGGTAATCGTAAAGCTGGGGTACGTGCCTGACGTGCTAATGCCTGTGCCGCTAGTCAATACCACGGTTTGGTCTGGCGCAGAATTACTGATGGTAATAGCCGTTGACCCGTTGTATGTCGTGCCCGCGCTGTACGAGATGCCCGTGCCAGCAGTCAAAGCGTTAGCTACGCTACCTGCTTGGCCGCTAATGTTGCCCGTTATTTTGCTGCCGGCTAGCGACGTAATCCATGTCGGGTCAGCATAGCTGCCGGAGGTATAGACGCCGTCAGTGACGGTGTTAGCGTTGCCGGTAACGCTGATTGCCCAAGTGCCGGTGGCGTTGGTGCCGTCTGTTCTTGGCACATCCAGATTGATGCGGGCATTCGTCGCATTAATGGCGCCTGTGCCGCCGTTACTGACGTTCAGCGCTCCGCCTAATGTGATCGTGCCTGACGTGGTTACGGGGCCGCCAGAGGCCGTTAAACCCGTCGTGCCGCCCGAAACATTAACGGAGGTAACCGTGCCCCCACCGCCGCCTGATTCGGCCTTGTTGAGCAGGTTAAGGAAGAACCGATACCAGTCGCGCGCAACAAACCCCGATCGCTCGTCGATGATCTGCGATTGGATACGGGGTATTTGCGGTTCGTTATCGCTAGGCATTGGTGCCCGACAAAACTAATTCGGCACCCACAATCGATATTTTGACCGGGTCAGTGCCGGAAATTTCATAGACACGGTCACGCAGTTTCAACGTCATGCCCAGCCGACGACGGATCGCACGGGTGCCGTAAGCCCCGATCTTGCCAGCCGACATCCAATGCTCGTTTGACCATGTGTGGCCGCCGTCATCCGACCAGCGCAGCATAACTTGCGGGTTGCTGCCTTGGCCAGTGTTTAGCCCCACACCGGTCTGCATGTCGATTTGCAGCGAGTGCTGGGCGGTACGCTTTAGGTTGTTTTGGCCAGTTGGCAGCGCGCGCCACGACCGTAGCCACTTCTGGGCAAAGTCGCCGTCAGAATACTGGTCTAAGTCGTAAGCGTAGATGTTGCCGTTCTGGAAGTCGCCGACCACCACTTCTTCGCTGTAGAACATCTGGCAATTAGCCCGATGGCGAATAAACTGCCCGTTGGCAAATCCTGCCCGTTCATGCCAAGCGCCGGTAGCTGCGTCGTACACCCAAGTGGCCTGCGCCGACGGGAAGGTCAGCACATAGAACGAATGGCCGTCCTGCTGGTAAGTAAACGCAATAGCGTCCGATATGATTTCGTAGCTTTGGATAGCAAACTCAACCGCGTGGGTGGAAATGCGCTGCCCTGCGTAGCCGTTGGCGCGAAACACCACGCCGTGGCCACGGGCGTCTGCGCCTAGCCAAAACAGCGAGTTGTCCATCTTGGCCACTGAAAAAGTAGCCGCGCAGCCCAGCTCGTTGACCGCACCTTGGATACGAGC